TTACACTTGTTCTATGAATACCAAAATACTTTCCAATGACAGTCCATTTATTTCTATTAGCTCTCATCCAGGAGATCTTACGCATCAATACTGGATCTTCAGTAATATCTGTATCAATCATCAAAAGTAAATCTATTGCTGTATCATAATTTTGCATTTGTTTTGGAGTACCTCTTAATTTTAACTTAGGCTCTGCATGATAACCCCAGTCTTTTTTATCATAGTAAGTCTCAAGCATTTGATACATGCTAGGACATCTTCTATTATTTGGAGCTCTTATAAATCTTTCTGCTATTGCTGCATCTGCAAGAATATTAACTATGTTACTTCTTACATCAAGATACTGATTTAATTCATGTTCTATCTTTGACATCGTTTTAACATCCAAGGATATTTTAATTGATCTTCTTTAACTTTTTCAAATTCCTCTGTTGGCAAACTTTCTAACTTATCAAGTAATTCCCATTCACTTAATTTTGGATAAATATAATTTTTAATAATCTTTTGTTCTTTTGTATGAACTTGTTTTAAATAACCATTTATTGCTTTAAAGCCTTTGTAAGAATTATTCTGTTTGAAACCTATTTGTTCTAAAAATTTTTTATGGCTTGGCATAGAGTAGGTAGTATATTTTTCTTTTGTGATATTTATTAATGGCAAATCATGGACCTTAATTTGGCAAAACTTAATTAATATTTCTTCAACTTCTTTTGTTGTTAATTGAAATAACCCAGCAATATCAACTAGCCGAACATAAGCTGTATGTTTTTGAACATTATAATTTTTACAAAGATAATGATAAATTTTAAATTCCTGGACTGTTAATGGTGCTGTTAAAATATTAGGATCTGATAGATAAAAGTTTGACATAGTTATTCCTCCTGGTGAAGTTTTTGTTGTGTTCGTTATTTGCAGTAACTCTTTTGAGTAGGTAGTCTTTTGATTTGCAAACCTTGATGTGTTCCTGGACCTTAAATTCCAAATACTGTAACCACTTATCTAAATTGATATGTTGTAGATCACCTTTAGTTGGAGCAATCCTTCGAACAGAGAGGCTCTCTAATGGACCATTATCTGCTCTGCCTTCAGTTGTGTAATAAAGCTCAAAAAAAGGTATTTGTAGAGCTGTTGAAATTTCCAGATAAATCCGCTTTGTATAAAAAGGCTTTGTTTTATATTGATTATTGGCATTGAAGATTAAATCCGCTAAAAATAAGGCTTTTCCACATGCTGGACATTGTGAAATCTTATCAATATCACTATATGCTATCCCATCATGTTGATCTCTATGCCATCGACTATATGGTGTCTTTAAAACTCCAGGATATTGCTCATTTCTAGCCATTTATAGCTTATTAAGTTCTCCAGATAGTTTGTCAAGACCAGTAGTCTATTTATGTTGTAATTCGCAGACTAGTTGTTATATAGTTTCCTATATATGGCAATAAAGATTCCACAAAACGCAACTGAAATGGTTCAATCCTGGTCTCCAAGACCATTGAATAGAGGAGAGCATTTCGAATTAGATCACTACGAAATATATTTCGCTAATAAAAAAACAATGGTGCAGTTACATCTAAAAGTTAAAGACAACAAAACAATTATTAGAAAATTTGATGGTAATTCTGATTTTGTTTATTCAGAAGTTTTAAAAGGCTTACCAGATAATAGATTAGCAGATTTCAAAGAAGCTTGGATTAAAGCAAAGTTTGATTGGTTCATGGAAGGTGATGGAATTAAATATAAACCAACAATTTTAGGACAAGCTATTGCCAGAAACTCAAGACAAAAATTAAAGATACCAACTAATAAAAAAAGCAAAGCGGATTTAGTGATTGGCAATAAACAAGTAGAAGTTAAAATTAACAAAGACAAAAAAGAAATTATTGATTTAGGTTTTTTTAATTATCAAAATCCAAATCAAATCCTTGCAGATAAAATTAGATCTTCAACAAAAGATATTTCTGAAATAGCAGAAAAAGTTGGATTGCATATTTCAATGGTATCTAAACAAATGAAAGGTCAAAGAGAAATTACTAGAGATCATGCTTTTGCTTACGCAAGATTTTTTGGTTGTGATCCAGCAGATATTTTATTTGCAGCTCCTCAAGTTCCAATTTGGTCAACAGTAGATTTTTTAAAATTCAAAGATCATGACATGCCTTTTAATCCTGGCGAATGTGTAACTGTAACTGATAAAAGAGAATATGTTGTTTGTCCTAGAGATATTTACAGACCAGATATTAAAGCAGTTAAAGTTAGATCACCTGGATCATATTTAGATGGAATGGTTTTATTTTATTATGCAACATCAGATGTCAAACAAGATTGTTTAGGAAGATTATCTATTGTTGGTGATCAAGACGATCAAGATGATGAGTTAATGAAAGAATTAAGATTTGGAGAGAAGCAAAGATATTACATTGGAATTTTAGAACAGTATAAAGGTAAAACTAAATTATTAAATCCAGATCCTTACGCAAAAGAAAGTATGCCAGAGCAAGGAGATATAATTATAAATAACATTAGTCCATCTTTTGCATCTCCGATTGTTGGAATTGTAAATCCAGACCAAATTAAAAAAGATAAACATTCTTCAAAATTATTTAAGTCTAATGATGAAATTCTTAAAACAACAAGAATGACTGAACAAAAAATGGTTGAGCAAATGAAAATTAAAGAATTAACTTTACAAAAACAAGCTCATGAATTGGAACATAAACTTAAAAAAGAAATTGAAGAACAAATTAAAAAGCATGAAAAATTATTAATTGAGATGGAAAAAAAATTAAAAGAGCAAGACAAGAAAAATTTATATTCTGGTATTCAATCTTTATTTTATCCAGACCAAAAATCTGGTGGCTTATTAGATATTAAAACTCAACAAGCTAAGAAGCGAACTTCATGAAGAAAAAAATAAATCCATCAACTGGCAAACTTGAATATAGATTGAATTATGGAGAAGCAGCTGAATTTGTTTTTATGACTGTTGGCGAATTGAAATATAGATACACAGAAAGTTGCACAATGCATGAAAGTTCAATACCAAAAAGAACTTATCTACATGGTATTGCTGGTTTCTGGATGTCAGATTTAGAACATTACAAGAAGAACAACATCGGATTAGTTAAGATCTACAAGAAAAAAGTAGCTGAAAAAATTGAAACAGCTGAAGTGATTGAATTGAAAAGATCGTAAGTCATTATAGACCAGCAGTCTATTTGCTATTGCATTAATAGACAATGATATTATTTATCATTCTATATGATAATAAAATCAAACACACTAAACGACTTACCAGTTTCTGATCCTTTACAAGAAGCATTACAAAACACACTTCCTCTCTTTGCACAGAAATTAAATATTAATCATTTCTCACCAACTCAATTTGTAATTCCAGATGCAGCTTGGTTATTCAAATATGTTTGGATGGACCAAAAGATGAGAAGAGAATTACTTCCATCAAATTCAGCAATGGAAGCTGGAAAAATTGTTGGAGAAGTTCTTCAAAGAATTTACGCAGATACAATTTATAAATTACATCCAGTTAAGAAAAAAGTTGCAGCAACAACAAATGAAAAAATTACAAAAGATGCAGCTCTCCAGGAGGAGATAGAAAAGTTAAAAGAATATACTCCAACTGATGAGAAGGATAGCGATAAAAAGCAAAAATATTTAGAGGAAATTCCAGAAGTAGTTAATCATGCTTTATCTGGATTAAAAGAACTAGCGGTGGCAAGTCCTGTAACTTGCGAAAGACAAATATCAATCCAATCTCCTAGTGGTTTTCTTTCATCTTTACTCCCCACAGTAGGTAGGATTGACTTTGATTATGGTATCAATAGTCATGAGTTCGGTACATCTCTCACAGAGCCTAATCCGACATCCGAGTTGTTAGCGGATGCCTTTCCTCATAAGATTATTGAGCTAAAAACTAAATGGTCTCGTTTAGGCAAGATCAAAAAGGATGGCACAAGGAGTTTTCTTGTTTCTCCATTACCAGCCACCGCTAGTTTTAATCATTGTGTTCAAGTTGCAACTTATGCAGCTCACTTTGATTTTAAAGTTCCAGCATATTTACTTTATGCAACAAAAGATGGTTACACAATTTTTGATAGCACAAATTGTCATCACTTAACTATTGATGGAATGAAAAAAAATTTACAAATTATGTTTAATACTTTTAGAAGAAGAGAAAAGATTTTAGCATTACATGAACATCTAACTAGAGAAGAAATTATTGAAGAAGCTGCTGGTATGATGGACATGAATTTAGATCATCCTTTTGCCTGGAATGGAATGCCAGACGAATTATTAAAAGAAGCAAAATTATTATGGAAGCTATCATGAAGTTAGAAGAATTTTATATCCAAAAACAATTGGATAAACACAAACGACAAGTAAAGAGAAGAATTTTATCAGCTCTCTTTATTTTAATAATAGGAGGAATAACACTATGGCTGATATAAAAGATAAGCT